GGTCGGATGACTGGCTCGAAGAACAGAACCGGAAGGAAAGCAAGCCAAAAGAGTTCCGTGGCAAAGAGTATACTTTGTATGAAGCCAAGCAGAGACAGCGCCAAATGGAGACAGCAATGCGGGCACAGCGAGAAAAGGTGCAGATGCTTCAGAACGGCGGCGCTGATCGACAGGAGGTTATGCTCCAAAAGGCAAAATATCAAGGACAGCTCAATGAATATGCGGTATTTTCTCGTAAGATGGGACTTAAGGAAGAAAGAGAGAGGATTTACATTGATGGACGTGGTAAAATTGCAACCAATAATAA